GGGTAAACCCCTCTCCACTCTACGGTCCCTTCAGGCCCGTAAGCCGGTTAAACCGGTTTAAAGGTAACCTTTGCTTGAGAGGACTAAGACACGACACCCCTAAAGGTGTACGCTCCTACCCTCAATACCAATAGCAAGGTGTTATTATGGACAATAAACTCTGGACCTTGTATGGCTCGTAGTAATATTAGCTATACAAAACCTGGTATCCGCACTCTCCACAACTCTAGTCGTGGAATCTGGCCCCAGAAATTGGGAACCCAGACGGAATCATCTTCGATAATTCCGGATGCGGAGAAATACACTGAGACAGTGTCCGGCGTCAAAAGACGCCGACCAGGTGGCTGGATGCCTCCAACGGCATACAGTCTGTCCATTGTCCATTATCGGCGAGCAGTTGGATTAACCGTCAATGCTGGTACGACCAATTATGGTTGGAGCAGCTCGAGCGGTGTGGTTGGTAGCCATAATAGCTTAAACCACTTCAACGAGATATCAGCTGAGGCAGTCTTAAGTGACTCCTCCTTGGCTGACAAAGCTCTCATTAAGGCACTCTCTAACCTGAAGGCCGGCAAGATCAATCTTGGTGTTGCCTTCGCTGAAAGGAAGAGGACTGCCCGATATGTAGCCGATCAGTTCGGCAGGATAATCTCCTCCGTGCGGAACCTTAAGAAGGGCCGTATACGAAGAGCTATGTCCGATCTCGGGTTACGTAGTAAGGCCAGTCAGCCTCGCGGCTCAAACTGGCCTGAAAAGTGGCTCGAGATGCAATATGCCGCACGACCTTTGTACTCCGATATCTTCGGAGCAGTTGAAGCGCTTAGCAAGCGCGACCAGCGTGACTGGAGAGTCACGGCAAAGGGGTCTGCCAGGCGAGACATCGTCGTTCAGCGAAACCCGCAAGGGTCTGGCCTAGGACGATACCTGGGGACTTTAAACGGGGTCCATTCGGTTATGTACCGGATAGACGCCCTGCCTCAAAACGACCTCGCGGTTGCTTTGAGTTCCGTGGGTGTGATTAATCCCGCGCTAATCGCGTGGGAGCTTGTTCCATTCTCCTTTGTAGTTGATTGGGCTATCCCAATCGGTGCATACCTGGAATCCCTCGACGCATACGCTGGCTACGGCCAGTGCTATGTCGTTAAATCCGAAAGGAAAGAGGGGAACTGGAAGGGAGTCGGTACCGGTCAGTGGCCTTGGCCACCGACTAGTTCGCAAAACGGTGCAGTTAATAACTTCACCGAGAGCAAGCGGGTATTCAGTTTGGTTCGGACCGTAACAACGTCTAAACCATTACCTGCAATGCCTAGGGTTAAAGACCCTAGATCGCTCTCACATCTCGCCACAACACTGAGCCTGCTAAGCACAGTAATGGGCGGTAAACGTGTTCCAAACTACGTACGTCAATAGGAGCTTAAATGCCCTCTATCGCAGCACTGACCATCAACGATGGTCAAGGTACCCCGGTTGCTCACACGTTCTCGCCGCAGTCGCAAGACGGCAGCAAGGTGACGTTTGAAGACCGGTCTCCGGGTGTTCCGGCTGGCTTTCCGGTGATCTCTCATGAGATCCGGCGAGCTGGCACTGGTAATCTCACCGTCAACCAGCTGAAAGCAGGTTATAACCTGCCCACGCTGGGTAGCGGTGATATGGCCAACAAGGTCATCCGAAACTCTTCGGCCCAGGTGCTTTTGAATCTGCACCCCGAGTCGACCCTCCAGGAGCGAAAAGATCTGCTGGCTTTTGTGGCCAACAGTCTCGATCTTTCCACGTGGAAGACGAGCGTGAATGACGTCGAGTCGTACTGGTAACGCGTCTTGGGGCTTAAAATCCCAAAAGGTGCGTGGACCGTCCTTGTGACGGTACTCCAACTACTACTTGACCGAGTTATCCGAAAAGCGAATAAGCCGAAGCCTGAAAAGGCAGAGCCCGACGCTTAGTAAGTCCTGTTACCTCCTAAAGGAGAGTTATGTCCAACCGTAAACGGTGGAATGAGTGGGTCGTCCGAGGCTTCTCGAACGAGCGATTTCTTGCGATGCTTTCGACGCTGACAGGCATAACGCCTGAAGGTGAGCTCGGAAGAGATACACCAGTGCGCTTCGGCAATCTGGATGTCGCTAGGGGATCGTTGCTTCTAAGTGAAGTGTTCTCCAAGTATGATGATGGGAAACCGTCAGCAGAAAAGGAACGCGAAACATGGAGGCGGTTCAACGAGGCCGAGGCCCTGTGTGAATTGACCAACAAGAGGATTCAAAGAGGTGCTCTTCGCACGCCCTTCTGGGCCAATGTGAGGTTCCGTATCTCCGATATTCTCGGTCCGTTCTCATGGGACGCCTGTGCAGTTCACTTCGCATGGGGGCCGGGTTCAACAACCCGCGTTCCCTACTCGAAGAGGTTTGCTGCATACAAATACTCAGGTACTCCTGAGTGCACTCCCGGGAATGCTGCCCTTGCACGTGCCGTACTCGAGTACGTCCCGGCCTGGAAACAGGCGGTGTGCAATCGCACAGAGGGACCTGGTCCATTGTTAAAAATGGTCCCAGGAAACAGCATCATTAAGGTTCCGAAGAACTTTAAGACCGACCGGACGATCGCTAAAGAACCCTGTATGAACATCTATGTTCAAAAGGGCATCGGGCGCGTAATCCGTAATAGGCTTAAGAGGGTGAACATCAACTTAGATGACCAAACTCGTAACCAACGGGCGGCCCGACAGGGTTCTCTCGATGGGTCACTTGCCACTATCGATCTTTCGATGGCGAGTGATACGATTGCATTCGAATTGGTTAGTAACCTCCTTCCCTTAGATTGGTATTATGCATTAGAGCAGTGCAGAAGCCGACGAGGGGTTCTTCCTTCTGGTGAACTAATCACTTATCAGAAGTTCTCGTCCATGGGTAACGGTTACACATTTGAGCTAGAAACGCTCATTTTCTTGGCAATATGCCAGGAAGTGTGTTGCCCGTTGGATGAGTGGGATGATCGCGTGTGTGTCTATGGGGACGATCTTGTAGTCCCTACGGAACACTTTGAAACCGTGGTCGAACGTCTACTCGAAGCTGGGTTCAAACCCAACCAAAAGAAAACGTTTGGCTCCGGCCCATACCGTGAAAGTTGCGGAAAGCACTTCTGGATGGGACGCGATATCACTCCGTTTTATGTCAGGAGACCGATATCAGGAGGGCGACTTGATCGCCTGTTCCTCGTTCACAACAACCTCGCAAGGTGGTGTGACCGAGGAGCGATCCTGGCCCATGGTCGCCTCGCGGCGATTCGTGAGCTAGCTCCTAGTACCTGGCGTAAACCGCGGCTGCCTGACGGGTTTGGGGACGGGGCCTTCATTGGTCCCGTAGATTCCCTCCGTCTTGATTCTCACCCTCACGGGTGGGAATACTGGCAGGTAAAAGTCTTAGCGGTTTCTAAAAGAGATCTCCAAGACAAGCTGCCGGTCGGTCAGTTAGTGGCGAGTCTAAAACCTCGTCCATTAACGCAGTTGCTGTCTGAGTCGGTTCGTATACCGATCACGGCGCCCTCCAGGGCCGGCGAAAGTTCCCAGACATGGGATTTTGTCGAGCAGCTGTCGACGACACCAATTGAGCCTCTTGACGTATTGGTGGAAACACCAGTACTTCTGCCGAAAGGCGTCAACGCTCTTTGGGAGGAGCAGATGCTAGGCTTCACCGCCTTTGCATCCGACCTTAACCCCGTGGTTTAAC